CGACTTCAAGGCGAAACTTTTGCAAGCCACAAAATTGCTAGGTCTGGTTGTTGGAGCCATTGCTTTTTATAAGCTATGGAATTCCATGCCGGAACGAGCTACAGCGGACGCGCAGAGTGTTGTTAAGGATGATATTATTAATGTTATGAGGAAGCCGTTCTTGGCTGAGATGGAAATTTCGCGAAGAGCTGGTGACCCCAAAGAAAACTTTAAGGACGCGCCGAATCCGTATTCGGTTCGTTATGAGAAAGTTGATGTCGGCAAAGTCCCTGTGGGGGCCACGCTGGAGCATATGCATAATATAGTTGCTTCTAACAGTTTCGCTGTTACCGTCATAGCTGATGGTTGTTTGCAGTCTGCTAGGGCAATAAAATTGTCCGGCACTACTGTAGCCATCCCAAGGCATTTGGCGATGGGGCCTAATGGGGTCCCTAAGGAGTTTACGGCGAGTTTCGGTGTACCCGGAACTGTTGGTTTTAATAAGATTGTTAAAGTAGAGTTTTGCGAGGGCGGAAACGCTGTCGAAAGGCTAGACTTGGATATGATCTTTATTGACGTGCCAGGTGCCCCCGGGAGGGGACTTATGGAGTATGTTCCTGATGAGTGCTCTATCATTACGATGTTATATCGCAATGGTGAGAAAGTTGGGACGTGTGATCCTAGGATTGTTGTTAACACGCAGTTAACGACGAAAACCAGGGATGTTTTTTACATTAAGTTGAACCGAGTTGTTGGTGCTAATGGTGCCGATGGAATGTGTGGGACGCCCTATTATGGGGAGGTTCGAGGTAGGTTGATCGTATTTGGCTGGCATTCGGCCGCCGATAGTGGTGACGCGCTCGTTTTTCCCTTTACTCGGGCAAAACTTGAGCCGTTCGTTGCCAAGACGGTAGCACCTATCCTTTCGCCGACCGCGCAAGCCTTCTTCGAAAGCGTTCCTATTGGACCTTTGAGCCCTGTTTCTACTCTCGCTAATGTGAGTGACTTAAATATTGTTCCTTATGGAACCATAGAAGGTTATTTGCATCGGCGACAAACGACGGATGTGAGGCGAACTCACTTATACAAACATTTGGAGCCATTGTGGCCCGATAAATTTGCGCCACCATCCATGCTGAAAGGCGTGGTTGGTGGTGATGGTAAGTGGGTTAACCCTTTCATTCATAAATTTAATGGATCGGTAGGTTGTTCTCCCCCTAGTCCCTCTTTGTTAAGACGAGCGGCTGTGGAATATATGTTGAACATCGTGCCGGTGGCTACTAAGCCACTCACCGATTATGAAATGTTCCGCGGGACTGGTGAGGTGTACTCTGGCGCTTTTCGCCTAGACACTTCTATGGGTCCCCCGTGGAGTTACATCTCCCTTTCCCCAAAATCACGTGTTATCGTCCGTGATGTTGAAGACGATTTTGTAATCGATCCCCTTCTCGCCAAGGCTATTGCCGAGACGGAAGAGGTTTTATTAGAGAGTCCTATTTGGATCCTCGAAGAATTGACTGTAAAAGATGAGGTTGTTTCTGAAAAGAAGAATCGTGAGTGTAATTCGCGTCTTTTCTCGGTTTGTCCCGGGGAAATAAATGCGATTGGGCGCAAGTATTTGCTCCCTCTCATGAAACTTTTCTATGAACAGCGCTGGGTCTCTGGCATGATGCCTGGGCTCAACCCTCATTCTCCTGAGTGGGACGTGTTTGGTAAGTATGTTTTGACGTTCGATGGCTATTTTGCCGCCGACCAGAAGAAATACGATGCCAAACACGTCACACTTTTGTTTTATATTGCTGCGGAGATTTTGGAAATTTTCGCGGCTAAGTGTGGTTATACCACCAACGATGTTAAAATCGTTGGTAATCTCGTTCGTTCCTTTGCGTATCACGTTATCCTTCATAAGGGTGATGTGGCATTCATGGTTGACGGACTTGGTTCTGGTATTATGGCCACAACTTTTCTAAATTGTCTTTTCCACTTGATTAAGCTCACCGCGTGCTTCTTGAAATTGTTGGGGCGAGTGCCCCCTCATTTCAAGGCAACATATGGTGATGATCTTCTTGTGTCTCTCCCTAAATCACTTGGTCTCACTCAGATCGCTCTGAGGGATACCATGGCTGAAATGGGCTATGAGTTAACTTCTTCCCGAAAGGGTGAGGAGTTGCAAGAATTTGATTCTTTTGAATCGATCACGTTTTTAAAGCGTAGGTTCCGGTATGAACCTACTTTGTCACGATGGGTGGCTCCTATTGAGGAGGCTACCCTTTTCCGTACGCTCACATGGAGCGTTGAAAGCAAGATCTCCGATTATGAACGTTGCGTCGTTGTGGCGCGTTCGTGCATATTGGAGGCCTTTCTTCATGGCAAAGAAAAGTATGAGTATTTTAAATCTATCATCTCTGAGGCGATGGCCGAAGAAAAGATAGGTTGGGAATGCCCTACATACCAAGAGTGTGTGGACTTTTATGCTGGTCCATGCCCTATTGTTGCTTTACCGCAATCTTTAAGCATTCCTGTTGGGCCTCCGAAAGGATATAACCCACAGAGTTCGAGTAGTTACACTTATGCGCGTGGTTTTCCACACGCGCTAGAGAAGGACTCGTGCAGTAAAAATTTAGGAAATAGATCCCCCGAGCTTCGAGGCGCCAGGGAAGGATCGAAAATTATGGTCTCTTCTGAAATTAATAATTCTACCCCCTATGTTCCCCCTATTAATGAGGTCGGAAACGTGGACCTCCAGATGGAGGTCTCGCAATCCGCGAACTATGCTTTCAACAAACCGTATAATGCGGTTGTTGAGATGCCTGGTTTGGCGATGAAGGACATGTTGAGTCGTCCCATTCCCGTTGGTTCGTACACTGTTACGGACTCGGCTGTGAGTCTTCAACTGCCCTTGTTTTACACTTGGCGTAATGATGCTACCATAGCGTCGTACCTGAAACCTTTCACGTATATTCGTGGGAAGTTTTGTGTCCGCATGGATGTGTCTGGAACGCCTTTTCAATATGGCGCTATGCGCGCATTTTTGCGCGCTACGCCGCCTGCAGACGCTGTCTCGTTTGGACAGGGAACTTTTCCCACCTTCGATATTACAGTGCCGATGCAAGCGACGCAAGTGCCACATATTGATTTAGATTTGTCGTCTGTTGGGTCGTATCAGCTTTCCGTCCCGCTTTTTTCCTCTTTTGGTTGGGTTGATCTGTCGAAGACAACCACGACCACTACTGGGCCAATTGCGTTTGGGTGGATGGCTTTAACCGCCTACCAGACAGTACAACCTCCCTTTCGTCCCTTCAATGTGAACTTGTATGCGTGGATTGAGGATGCCGAGCTTTGTGTTGCCACGACTGCACAGTCTGAGCGCAAGGCCGACTTCGCTACCCACGCTTTGAGTTCCATTGCGAGTAGGTCGAAAGCATACGCTAATAAGTATGTGGGGATGTATGACACTGCCATGGAAGTGGTGGAGCGTCTAGCCCCGTCTGTTACCCAAGCTATGGGTATGTCAAAGCCTCTTGTGACTGATCAAGTGGGTGCCGTAGTGGCTAGGTCAAATACTGATTTTGCGGCTACGCGTGCATCCCGATTCTTTGGTTACAAGAGTGGCACCGACCCGTTGGGTGGTGTTGCCGTTTCTCCAGGAGCGGCTGGTTTTCCTCTGGAGGAGGAAACCTCAATCGCGAAGATCGCTTCGCGTCCTGGCTATTTGTGGAAAGCGCAGTGGGATCCTACCAGCTTGCGCGGCAC